CGATGATGGCCGAGCATGACAAGCTGGCCGCGAAGGTGGAGCGCCTGGAGCGCGCCGAAGCTGCCCTGCGTGCAGCGGAAAGCGTGGACCTGTCGCGTCGTCCGGTCGGCGAAATCGGCTCGGCTCGCGCCGTGGACGAAGGCCAGAAGATTGATTATCGCGCCGCTTTCGCGGAGATGATCGCTGCTGGCGGCGAAGGCTACGTCGACCAGGAAGTGCGCAATGTCCTGAAGGAATATCGCGTTCAGACTGGCGGCACCAACTCGGCAGGCGGCTTCACCGTCCCGACCGAGCTGGCGACCTTCATCGAGAAGGCGATGATTGCGACTGGCCCCATGTATGGGAATCAGTATTTCACCGTCATCAACACCGCTGCGGGCAACACCTTCAACATCCCGACCGTGGACGACACGGCTGTGACTGCTGAAGCCCACACCGAAGGCACCCAGCCGACGGACGATGGCGGTAAGGACGTGACCTTCGCTCAGAAGTCGCTGGGCGCGTTCGCCTTCGACTCGGAGTGGATTCGCTGGTCCGCAGAGCTGAACGCTGATTCCGTGCTGAACATGGAATCGCTGCTCGGTGAGCTGATCGGTGAGCGCCTCGGTCGCATCGCCAACTCCAAGCTGACCACCGGCTCGGGTTCCTCGGATGTCGAGGGCATCGTGACCAACTCGGCAGCGGGTAAGACCGCAGCAGCGACTGCCGCTGTGACTGCCGACGAGATCATCGACCTGATCCACTCGGTCGATCCGGCTTACCGGACCGCGCCTTCGACCGCCATCATGATGAACGACAGCACCCTCGCTGCTGTTCGCAAGCTGAAGGATGGCAACGGCAACTACCTCTGGCAGATGGGCAACTATCAGGCCGGTATCCCGCAGAACCTGCTGGGCTACAACGTGGTGGTGAACCAGGCGATGGACTCGCTGGCCGCAGCCAAGAAGGTGATCCTTTTCGGTGACATGTCGAAGTTCTACGTCCGCAAGGTCGGCGCTCCCTCGCTCTACGTGGCGCGCGAGCGTTTCGCCCCGGACTTCGGCATCCTCGGCTACATCCGCTTCGACGGTGTTCTGACCAACACCGCCGCTATCAAGCACCTGATCACTGCGGCCTCGTAAGGTCTGACCTAAGGCAGGGCGGCGCGTGTCGCCCTGCTTTCCCAAGCCGATCTGAAGGAGGCGACCATGCCGAAGGTAAAACTGCTGACCTCGATGGCTGGCATCAATTTCTCGCACAACGCGGGCGACGTGATCGACTGCAACGAGGCCGAGGCTGTTCGCTTCATCGCGGCTGGCATCGCGGAGCCTGTAGATGGCGCGAACGTCGAGCGCGCCACCCCGAAGCGGGTCACTCGCCGCGCGGTGAAAGGCGAGTAAGTTATGGCGAAGCCGCTGGCCTGTCACGACGCGCTGGAACTGATCGACGCGCCTGCTACGACGCCGATCACCTTGGCCGAGGTGAAGGCGCAGCTTCGCGTTGAGCATACCGACGACGACACCCTGCTGACCCGCCTCATCGCGGTGGCGGTCGCCTACACGGACGTGATGGGCGCGCTAGGCCACGCGATGATCTCGCAGAAATGGGGGCAGTGGGTGACCAGCACCCCGCCTCAGTCGGTTAAGCTGATCCTTGGTCCGGTGATCCAGGTCAACGCGGTCAAATACTACGACACGGATGGCGATCTACAGACCGACACCCTGAGTAACTATCAGGTGACCGGGACTTCCTTCGCCTCCTATGTTGAGCCTGCCGAGGGCTTCGACTGGCCGGTGACGCAGGATCGAGCGGACGCCATCCGCATCGAATACACCATCGGCTATGGCGAGGCGACGACCGACATCCCGGACACGCTTCGTCACGCGCTCATGCTTCTCGTGGGTCACTGGTATGACAACCGCGAAAACACCGCGATGGATGAGCTGAGCAACATCCCCTACGGCTTCGACATGCTCGTCGATATGCACCGGCGGTGCTGGTATGGTTAAGGCTGGTCTCTACCGTGAGCGTGCCGAGTTCCAGCGCCTCTCCGAGGGCGCTGTGGATGACTATGGCAACGTCTATACGGGATGGGCCACGCTTGCGACCCGCTGGGCTGATCTGCGCGAGCGGACCGGCAAGGAGGCCATTCAGGGCGGCGCGCTGTCCGATGTGGGCCTCGCCACCATGCGGGTGAGAAAAGACAGCACCACCGAGACCATCACGGCTGCGGATCGCGTCGTGGCTCGCGGCGTCACCTGGGCCATCAAGGACGTGATCCAGGTCGATGCGAAAGGGACCATGATCGAGGTTCGGCTGGAGCGCGGGGTGGCGACATGAGGGTCGAGGGAGCCAAGCGCCTCAGCCGCCAACTGAAGGACCTGCCGGTTGAGGTGCAGGCTGAGGTTGCAAAGACGATCCGCCGGAACACCGAAGCGGGCGCGCGGCTTGCTCGTCAGCTTGTCCCGGTGGACAGCGGCGAGCTGCGGGGCTGGATTTTCACGAAATATAACCCCGGCGGCCTGACGGCATCCATCGAGGCCGCGCCCGATACGGCTTCGGCACAGAAGAAGGCTCGGGCTGTAGAGTTCGGTCGCAAGAAGGGAAATCGCGGCACCACCGAGCCTGCCCCCTACATGCGAATCATGCAGTCGCATCTGGGCAAGCGATTCCGCACGAGCATCAAACGAGCGATCAAGAAGGCTGCAAAGCAGGCGGTGAGCGGTGGCTGATGGTTTCGCACTGGCCCTGCAAAAGGGCGTCCGCGCTGCGCTGGTCGCGGACAGTGGCATCACGTCGCTTGTCTCGACCCGCGTCTATGATGAGCCGCCGCAGGACGTGACGTTCCCGTATCTGCGGTTCGGCGGCATCGAGCCGAGCGCTTTCGACACGGACACCACCGAAGGCTCGCTCGTCTCACTGTCCCTTGAAGCGCATTCCCGCAGCGCCTCTGGCCGGGTCGAGGCCGTGCGGATCGTGGAGGCTGTCAAGGCTGCCCTGCACCGCCAGGAGGCCTCTGTGACGGTCACGGGGCACACGCTCGTCGAGCTGATCTTTCAGACCTATTCGGTCACCCGAGATGGTGAGGGCCGTGGATACACCGCCGTCATCGCTCTTCAAGCCATGCTTGAGGAAACCGCCTAAACTCCCCGCGCCCTGGGCAAGCGCAACTATGGAGGCCGATCATGGCTAAACAACTTGGACGCGCCCTGCTCGTGAAGATCGGGGACGGCGAGGCTTCGGAAACGTTTTCGAACCTGTGCGGACTGAACTCGAAATCGCTCACGATCAACAACTCGTCGATTGACGTGACGACCCCGGACTGCACCACGCCTGGCGGCGCGCTGTGGACTGAGACCCTCGCTGGACTGAAGAACGTTTCGGTCTCTGGCGACGGTTTCTTCGAGGATAGCACGGCAGAGGCACGGATGAACACCGTGGCGATGTCGGCTGACAACGCCTGTAATTTCGAGATCGTCGTGCCTGACTTCGGCACCTACGCCGGATCGTTCCGCATCGCGTCGGTCGAGTTCGGCGGCGAGACCGAGGGCGGCGTGACCTACTCGATCAGCCTGGAAAGCACTGGCGCGGTCACGTTCACGGCTGCCTGATGGCTATCACGGCTGAAGCGCCGCGCGGGGGTGTCGTCGAGTATCTCGGCGGCACCTCCTATGCGTTCGTCTTGCGGAACCGGGAGATTGAGCGTTTCGAAGAGAAGCATCGCGGCATCTTTGAGTTCTGGGACGGCATCTTCGGTCGCGGGAAGAAGCCGACCAGCACCGAGGTGCGAGACATCGTGGCGCTGGGCTTGGTCGGCGGCGGGATGAAGGATGTCGAGGCGGACAAGATCGTGTCGGCTTGTGGTCCTGACGATCTGCTGCGCATGTTTCAGTTGGCGCAGGCAATCATCGGCGTTGCCTTCATGCCTGATGCGATGGATCAGGCCTCAAAAAAAAAGACCAGACGGGCAAAATCCCCCAGCGCCTCAACGTCCGGGGGATGATCCAGAACGGGATCGTCATCGGCTTACGGCCTGAAGAAATCCGTGATATGTTGCCCCGAGATACTTGGCTTGTTTTCGAGGGCTGGCAGCGCGCGCACAGTCCCAAAGAGCCGGGGCAGGATGCGATGTCCGCAGAGGAATATCGCGCGCTTGTGAGGGCAGTCGATGGCGATCAGCGCAGAACAGCTTAATGTGATCCTGAGCGCCCGCGACCGCGAGTTCACGCGGGCGATGGAGCGGGCAGAGCGGCGCGTTCAGCGTTTCTCCAATCAATCCAGCCGGAACCTGAGCCAGACTTCCCAGGCGTGGGGCGCGCTCGGGATGCAGGTCAAGGCGTTTCTCCCTGCGCTTTCGGCTGGCATTGTTATTGCTGAAACTCGCCGCGTGATTTCTGAGCTTGACCAGATCGGAAAGAAGGCTGACTCCATTGGCTTGACTACTGACGCCCTTCAAATTTTGCGCGTTAATGCTGAAGAAGCTGGCGTTTCTGTAGAATCGCTAGACAATTCGATGATGCAGTTTTCCAAGCGTCTTGGTGAAGCGCGTCAAGGCACTGGAACCGCGCGAGTGGCGCTTGAGGAATTGGGTCTCAGCGCAGATCAACTTGTATCTATGCCGCTTGATGAGGCGTTGCGCACTGTCGCGGATGCGATGAATGAAGTTGAATTGCAAGCAGATCGCACGGCGTATGCGACTCAGCTGTTTGGACGGCAAGGCGTGGGGATGCTTAACCTTCTTAGGGAAGGTTCTGATGGCATGGAGCGCATGGCACAAAATGCGCGCGACCTTGGCATCGTTATTGACGAAGACCTGATCCGCAATGCTGAGGCTGCGGAAAATCAGCTAGGACTGATGTCTCGCGTGATCGACGCCAATCTGTCGAAATCTCTGATCAATCTTGCCCCGCTTCTGGTGGCCTCTTCTGAGGGCATCGCCAAACTGACCGGATATGTGGCGACATTCCTTGAGACGATGAAGGCAGCCGAGGCTGAGAGCGGGACTAACATCCTTCAGCAGAGGATTGAGGACACACAGAAACTGCTGGACCTTTACGACTCCGGCGATCCTGATGCCGCAAGTCGTCTTCTTGTCCTCGGCGGTGTGGATGCTGCTCGGGAAAATCTTGCCAATCTGCGTGAAGAATACGAGGCGCTCACGCAGACTGCCTCTGACACTGCCGACAACATGGTCCTTCCCGAGGTCGTGATTGATTCCGCCGCAGACCTCAGCGCACTCGAACAGATGGTCGAGTTGCAGCGCGAAGAGGCTCGGCTGGCTCAACTGACAGCAGAAGAACGCGAGCGGGCGCGGATTGCCAAGGAGGCCGAGGCGGCGGTCACGAAGGCGATTGCAGATCAAGACCTGAACGCTCAGGAGACCGAAGAGGTCGAGCGCCTGCGGCAGGCGTATATCGATGCGGCGACGGCGGCGAGCAGCATCCTGAACCCGGTCAAGGCGGCTGGCGGCGCAACGCGAGAGATCGCTGACGCTGCTGCGGATGCCGAAGAGAACATCACGCAGATGATTGAGCGCATGATCGACGCATCGCCCGCGCTCAAGCAGCTCGGCTTCGATGCGGAGAACCTCCAGAGCGTCATGGGGACCGTTCAGAGCAGCATGGAGAACGCCTTCATGGGGATGCTCGACGGGACCGCGACGGCAGGCGATGCCTTCCGGGCGATGGCTGCTGACATCATCCGTGAGCTGTATCGGGTTCTTGTGGTGCAGCGTCTCGTCGGCAGCTTCACGGCTGGCGGTGGCGGCATCATGGGCGGCTTGTTCAGCGCGCTTGGTGGCCGTGCGTCCGGTGGCCCTGTGCAGGCTGGTCAGCCTTACACGGTCGGCGAACACGGGCGCGAGCTATTCGTCCCCAGCACCTCCGGGCGCGTTCTAAGCGCGGCACAGACGCAGAACGCCATGCGCGGCGACGCCGGCGTGACGATCAATCAGACGTTCCAGTTCAGCGCCAACGGCGATGACAGCGTGAAGCGGATCATCGCTCAGGAGGCCCCGAAGATTGCCGCCCTGACCCAGAAGCAGATCGTGGATCAGCGGCGGCGCGGCGGTGCTATGAAGGGAGCATTCGGCTGATGGCTATCACTTTTCCGCTCTCGATCCCGACGAGCATTTGCATCGAATCCATTCAGCTTCGCGCGGTTAACGCGGTCGCGATAAGTGAGTCGCCTTTCACGTTTCGGCAACAGGTCGTCGCGCACCAAGGCCAGAGGTGGGAGGCGAGCGTGTCTGTCGGCGTTCGGCGTCGTGACTTGGCAGCGCCCTGGAAGGCATTCCTGACCGCGCTCAATGGGCCACGCGGGACTTTCCTGCTTGGAGACCCTGACTATGCAACGCCTCAGGGAACCGTGTCCGCCTGCACTCTCACCGGCTCTTCTGGGGATGAGACGGCTACAGTCACGATGACTGGCACGCTCAAGGCCGGGGACTATATCCAGCTTGGTGGCGGAAGTTCGGCTCGATTGCACCAGGTCTTGGAGGACCAGTCTGGAAGCGGATCACTCGAAATCTGGCCATCTCTTCGGGATGATTATTCTGGTGCCGCAGTGACATTCAACGCTCCGAAAGGGGTCTTTCGTCTCGCGTCGAATGTCTCGTCTTGGTCCATCAACAACGTCAGCACATATAGCATCAGCTTCGAGGCCGTGGAGGTCCTAATCTAATGACCGACAAGAAAATCTCTGAACTACCGAGCATCACGGGAGCAGATGTCAATGACGCCAATGATGTTCTCCCCATCGTAGATACTAGCGTAGCCACGACAAAGAAGATTACTCGTGCAGAATTGTTCAAAAACGTCAACTCGCTTAATGTGGATGGCACGATCACCGGCAATGGGCTGATTGTGGATAACGCTAACAACATCCAAATAAATCGTGGCGGCGCCTCTTCTGCAAAAATCTTTTGGGACAGGGGCGGCACTCAGGATGCGAGCATAGAGTTAGATGCCGATGAAGACTTAAGTATTAGCGTCGATGATGCGGGATTAGGCGGCAATAGCCTAAAATTAATAAACAACGGTAAACAAGGCTTTCTACTATCAGACGGTGGCGACATCTCCTTCTACGAGGACACCGGCACCACGCCTCAGTTCTACTGGGATGCGAGTGCTGAGGCGCTGGGGATTGGGACGACTTCGCCCTCGCAAGCCCTTGATGTGGTCGGCGACATTGAAGTCTCCGGCGGCATCTACCTCGGCGGCACTGGGTCAGCGAACCTGCTGGATGACTATGAGGAGGGGACTTGGACCGTTGAGGCTTATGACGCTCCAACTGGCGGCAATGTCTCTGCAACAACTTCTACTGGCGACTACACGAAAGTGGGTCGTATTGTCACGGCTTCGGTAGCCCTGAACAATATCGACACCACAGGCATGACCGCAGGGAACTTCCTATACCTAACTTTGCCATTTGCCAGTGGTATCCAAACGGTGGGCACTGTCAGGCTTTATGCAAATGTCGATGATGCGACAGTCTCTCTTGCGGTGTTTGCGGCTGCCTCTGCCACAAGGGTTTTGATTAACGAATCTAGAGATGACGCCGCCATTGGAAACGTAACTATTGGAGACCTTACAAGCGGGACATCTGACGTTGCTTTCACCATTAGTTATCAAGTTTAACCCCACACCAAGGGGTCGGACAGTCCATGCCATAAAGGAGATAAACTATGGCACTTACCGAGCGCACTACAGACGACAAGATTGAGATCGTCGGGGTCTACAAGCACATCCAAATCCGCACTGCGACCATCATAGAGCGTGATGGCGTAGAGATTTCCCGCAGCTTCCACCGCCGTGTGGTAGGCCCGCTGGATGACATCTCGGGCGAGACGGATGAGATCAAGGCACTGGCATCTGTCGTCCACACGGATGAAGTCAAAGCCGCCTACCAAGCGCATCTTGATGCACAGAACAAAGTGGTGGGACAATGAACGACATCTTCCGCGCTGCGATGCAGGTCTAAGCAATGGCAACTCGTGATATCTCCGGGGCTATTTTAGGGGCAATAGAAGACACGGTTGTTTACCCGTTCTTTGCTGTGCAGTTTGATTTCGACAGCCAGCCCATTCGAGTTTGGACTGGCACTGGAACACTTGTTTATGAGGGGCTGTCCTACACCGGAACCGGGAATCTCCTGAACGTATCTTCGATAGAAGAGACTTCTGAAATGGCGGTTCGTGGAGCAACCTTAACCATGACGGGCATCCCGTCTGAGCTTCTCAGTCTAGCCCTTCAGGAGCCTTATCAAGGTCGGACCTGCACCATTTACTTCGGAATGTTCCGTAAGGGCGCACTGCTCACTGAAAGTAGTGTGTATCTCCTGAAAGAGGATGGTGGCAAGATCTTCCTTGAAACGCAGGAGACTGGCCTAACCCAACTTTTCACCGGATACATGGACGAGATGAACATCGATGAGGGGCCGGAGTTCGCCACCATCGAGATGAAGGTTGAAAATAAGTTGATTGACTTGGAGCGCACGCGCATCCGCCGGTTTTCATCCGGATACCAGAAGTCTGTCTATCCAAACGACAAAGGTCTCGACTTCGTGGAGGCGCTCCAAGACAAGGAGATCCTCTGGGGCCGGAAGGCAACATGATCGAGTTTCGGCAGGAGTGCCTCATGCTGTGCGAGGACGAGGTTTCCCCGCTCGCAGCATTGGAGTGGGAGGAATCCGGGCACCCGACCGAAGGCCTTTGCATCGACTGGAACCAATACGCCGCGCTTGAGAACGTGGGAATGTTAAGGTTCTTCACGGCGCGCGACGGCTCAGCCTTGATCGGCTATATCGTGGTGATCGTAATGTCGCCGCTGACGACCAAGGGGAGCCTCGTCGCGGTTCTGGATTCGGTCTATGTGGCGAAGCCGTATCGCGGGAAGACCGGGTATCAGCTCTTTCACTTCGTCGAGACGTGCATGAAGGAAGACGGCGTATTCCGCATTCTTGCGTCATCCTCGGCAAAGAATCCCATAGGTGCGTTTCTTGAGCGCATGGGCTATTGTGAGGTGGAAACCAAGTTCGAGAAGGCCCTCTGATGGTCATCATCTCATCCATCGCAGCGCTGGGCGCGACCGTAGCGACCACTCTCGGCTTCGGAACTGTCGGGATCGCGGCACAGCTCGCCATCGGGATCGGGACGCAGGTGGTCTTGGGCGCTGCTATGCGGGCGCTGGCACCCAAGCCCAAGCTACCCAGCACGCAGCCACGAGGCTACACCGTCAACCAGCGCGGCTCGGCTCTGGACCACCAGATTATCTACGGTCGCGCCCGCGTCGGTGGCGCTATCGTCTTCACCAGCACCACTGGGACCAACAACAAATTCCTTCATCAGGTTGTGGCTTACGCTGGGCATGAGATCCAAGAGTTTGATGAAATCTATATCAATGACGCTCGGGTAACTGGCATTAGTGGTAGTGGCAATGTAACCCAAGTCACTCTTCCCGATGGTAGCACCAGTGACAGATATAATGGCTACATCCGTATCAAGCAGAAACTAGGATCTCCTACTCAGACGGCAGTTGCTGATCTTGTGTCTGAGGTTCCAGAGTGGACAGACGAACATAGGCTTCGGGGGATCGCTTATCTGTATATCAGGTATGCGTTTGATGCAGATGTCTTCCCTAATGGTGTTCCCGAAGTCACGACGACAATAAAAGGGAAGAAGGTCTACGACCCTCGGACTGATACTACTGTTTGGTCTGATAACCCTGCCCTGTGCTTACGGGACTATCTGACGAGCGACTACGGTCTTGGGGAAGCCGCTGCGAACATCGACGACACGCTTGTGATCGCTGCGGCTAACGTATGCGATCAGACCGACACGATAGCCGGGACGGCTCGATACACCTGCAACGGTAACTTCACCACAGGCCAGACGCCGGACGACATTATCGGCGATCTGCTCACCAGCATGTCCGGCCTGCTCTGGTATGCGCAGGGCGAGTGGAGGATGAAGCCGGGATACTGGGTCGCCCCGACCGTTGAGTTCACCGAAGACGATCTTCGGTCGAACGTGTTCGTCAACACGCGGCATTCGCGGCGGGACAATTTCAACACCATTCGAGGCACCTTCCGAGGCGACGAGACAGACTGGCAGTTAACGGATTATCCAGAGGTCACGAACGCGGCGTTCCTGTCGGCTGATAATGGACAGGAGAGTGTCGCGGACATCGAGCTGCCCTTCACCGACAACAGCATCGAGGCTCGGCGGATCGCGCGGATCATGCTGGAGCGGAACCGGCAACAGCTCGCGGTCGGCGCGTCCTTCGGGCTTCGCGCATTCCAGGTTCAGGTCGGCGACGTGGTGCAGTTGAGCCTGACGCGGTTTGGCTGGTCTCAGAAAGAGTTTGAGGTCGTTGGTTGGACCTTTGGCTTGGCTGAAGGTCTCGACCTTCAAGTGCGGATGACCCTGCGCGAGATCAGCGAGAGCGTCTTCGACGAGATCGACGACGGGGTTGTTTACGAGCGTGACAATACAACTCTGCTGTCGCCGTTCGACGTTCCGGATGTAGGGTTGTCAGCAGAAGCAGACATCCAGATTTCAAACCAAAAGGTTTCCAATATCGCTGCCGTGACGGTTTCGACTTCTAGGCCGGAAGCCGTGGATCATGTTCAACTCGAATACAAGAAATCCAGCGACTCTGACTATACTTCATTCGGCTCTGGTCAACTTGGCAAGTTTTTGATCCGAGACCTTGAGGTCGCAAACTATGATTTCAGGGCGCGAGCAGTAAATACGTTCGGCATCCGTGGTCAGTTTGCGGCCATTGAAAACGTGGAGATTAACGCTTTCGCTGGTGATCCTTCCGACGTAGGTGCGATAACTAAAGAACTTTCTGGCGGCACCTTGTTTTTAAGCTGGCCTGCCGTCCCTGATGCCGATTTGAGTCACTATGAGGTCAAACACAACTCGAACACGACTGGAGCTACTTGGTCTAACTCGTCTACCATTATCGAGAAGGTTGGAAGGCCATCAACGAGTGCGACTGTCCCTGCTCGCTCTGGCACATTTCTTATCCGCGCATACGACAAAGAGGGCAACTTCAGCGAAAACCCAACGTCCATTGTGGTTCTCCCATCTGAACTTCCGCAGCTTGGGACATCTCAGGATTTGACTGAATCCCCAACGTTCAGTGGGACCAAGACAAACCTCGTCGTGTCTTCCGGGAAACTTCTGATTGACAATACCTCCGCGAGTTCTCCGGTCGGCGAATATCTGTTCTCAACCTATATTGACACTGGAACGGTGCGGAATGCGAGGGTCACAGGCGAGAGAACATTTACTCGTGCCTATGATGGAGCAACTCTGCGTTGGGATGATGTCCCTCAGTTGATTGATACTTGGCCGGGTCTCTTTGATACATGGACAGACGAGACCGCTGACTTTGGTGATGTTTCGACCCTAGTTTATGTGTCGGCAACAGATGATGACCCTGCTGGTTCTCCGACTTGGAGTCAATATGAACCTGCGAACGGGTCTTTCTATCAAGGTCGAGCCTTCCGATTCAAGGCGATCTTGTCCAGTGAAAACAGCAACTACACTCCGTCGGTTTCCGCCTTGAAAGTGACGGTCGAATACTAATGGGAGAACAGATATGAGTCAGAATGACTTCTCTATCGCCAACCAAACGGCATCAAGTTTCAGGTCCGACCTGAATAGTGCACTTCAGGCGCTTGCATCTCTTTCGTCTGGCGGAACTCAACCGTCAACGAGGTATGCGAACATGCTTTGGTATGACACCACGAACAACCTGCTCAAAATGAGAAATGAGGCGAACTCAGCGTGGATCACTATCGGAACTTTGAACCAATCCACGAGCAAGTTCGAGGTGGACAATCTTCCGACGCTTACTCAAGCGCAGTGGGAGGCTGGGACCAATACGACGGAAGCCACTGTATCCCCTGCGAAGGTCAAGGCTGCGATTGACAGCCTCGGAACGCAAGTTACTACCGCTAATGTTACCACAGCCATTGCCTCGTCTTCTGTCGGTGCGGTTGGGACCTATGCCTTCCTTGGAAGATCTGGAGCAACGATCAGCCCTGGTTCAACTTACGCAGGAAGCGACCTGAGCTACGCCAGCGTCGGCGGCGATGAGAACGACAGTAACGACTTTCTTTGCCGCGTGACTGGGACTCCAAGCGGCACTTGGCGCTGCATGGGATATCTTTTCAACAGCGGTGTTAACACCGCCACTCTGTTCCTGAGGATTTCGTGATGAAGATCAGAAACATCCGATACAACCAGCACGGCACTATCGACTGCGAGATCAATCATCCGCAATATGGTTGGATTCCATTCACCGCAGACCCTGACGATGTTGAACAGCATGGGCGGGACATCTATGCTGCTGCCCTAGCCGCTGGACCTGCTCCATATGAGCCTCCGCAGGACGGCGCACCGTAGACTGGACGCAGATTTTTTGGCACAGTGCGGACAATCCAGCGTGCTTTGTTCAAGGTCTTTGGCATGGAATATGCTCTGAAGTTCTGGCCGGTTTTCATGGGCTTCATCGCCCTGATTGTTTGGCTGATCCGTCTGGAGGCTAGGGCGATGGACAACACGAAAGAGATTCGGCGGCTATGGAACCAGCGCCGCGAAGACCTTGAGGCATCGAAGCAGGCTCGTGACGACACGAACAAGATGCTGGCCGAGATCAGGGACGACATCAAAGCTCTGATTGCGAGGGTGGGCAAATGAGTCGGACCATCAACGAGATTTTTGTTCACTGCTCCGCGACCCGGCGGGACTGGATGTCCGACCAGAGCGCGGAGGCCAAGCGCGACGAGATTGACCGCTGGCACCGGCAGCGGGGATGGAAGGGCTTCGGATACCACTACCTGATCGACCGCGACGGCACCGTGATCGCTGGTCGCCCTGAGGAAGAGATCGGCGCGCACGTCTCCGGGCACAACGCGCACAGCATCGGAATCTGCCTGGTGGGCGGCCACGGCTCGAATGAGAACGACACGTTCGCCGATCACTACACCAGCCTCCAAGAGGGATCGCTTTCGGAATTGCTCGACAAGCTGGAGGCGAAATACCCTGGCGCTGTCGTGCGGGGCCACAACGAGGTCGCAGCCAAGGCGTGTCCCGGCTTCCATGTGAAGCGCTGGCTGCGTGGCCCGCGCAAGGCTCTAAGCGAGACGAGGACGGGCAAGGGCGGCGCGGTGGCCATCGGCGGCACCGCCGTCGCAGGACTGGCTGACGTGGCCCAGCAGACGCTGTCGGCGGCCAACGAGGTCAGCACGCTGGCTGAGGCGCTGCCGGTGCTGCGCTGGGTCGGCGTGGCTCTGACGCTGGCGGGTGTTGGGCTGATGCTCTATGCTCGCTGGGATGATCTTAAAGCCGGGGACAAGGGACGATGATCTGGGCGTTTCTCGGCGGCGTGCTTGCGGGCGTTGTGCTTACCTTGGCCGTCGGTGCCGCGCTCATCGTCGTGGAGGTTAGCCGCCTGTGATCTGGCTCATGGGATCGCGCCTCGGGCGGTATGCCCTGCTCGTCGGGATCGGCGCTGTGATGGTTTTCGTGGCGGTCCTGTATCTCGACAACCGGGCGAAGCGACTTGCCGCTGTAGCACGGCTCCAGGACGCGCTGCGGGCGGCTGAGGCAAGGAGGAAGGCTGATGAGGAAGTGCGCGGCATGTCTCGCTCTGATCGCGACGACGCTCTCGCTCGCTGGATGCGCGACTGATGCGCAGTTCTGTGAGGCGGCATCGCCCATCCGGCCATCGACGGATGACAGATTAACGAACGGGACCATCGACCAGCTTCTCGCGCATAACCTGACAGGCGCAGAGCTGTGTGGGTGGTCACCTTAGCGCGGTGCTTCCGTTCCCCGCCGCGTGAGTGATGCCCCGGATGCCTGCCGGGGCATTTGCTTTTCAGCGGTCGGACTTGATCCGATAGCGCATCATGGCCGATAGCATCATCTGGCGCTGGGCCGGTGACGCCTTGTCAGACAGCCACTTTGTCAGTTGGCTTCGCGTGATGCCCAGCGCATCAGCAGCCGCCTTCCGCGACGGGAATGTGGTGCCGTATATTGTGGTCGGTCTTGCGGCATTCGTGTTCCCAAGCACCCCGCCTTCCGGAATCGTCTCCGCATGACCTCGACGCCGCAGCCTCTGGCTGATGGCTGTCTTGCTGATCCCGAGCGCTTCAGCCGCGTGTCCGTGCGACGGGTAGATTTTCCCTCCGATCCGCACTGGCATCCAGTTAGCCTTTGCCAAGCATCCTCCTGACTGTCTCAAGGTATCCGTGATCTGGACCATATTTGGCGACCCATGAAGCCTTGCCATTGTGGATCGCGTCCGGTCCCTCTCGGTGATGTCTGGCGCAAAGCGGGATGACGTCGAAGTCGCTGGCCTTCCTCGCCCCGTATCTGTCGCAGATGACGTGGTGGGCCTCTGAGGGCGGCGCAGAGCCGCAGATCACGCACGGCAGGCCCTTGACCCGCCGCATGTGTTCAAGCGCTTCCTGGCCGTCCTCACTGGCCCTGTATGCCCTGCGCTTGGCCGAGACCTTGCGCAGGGGGGTATTCCTCGTCAGTCCAGCCATCTTTCCCACTTGTGGCATTCAACGGTGACGGCGAGCGACATGTCGTAAAGGTCTTGAACGCGGCCTTTCGACTTCCGCGCCCGGATGATCGCAGCCTCGATTCGGTTGCGCTCCGAATACAACTTCGTCAGCCGCCTCTTTGCGATGGGCCGCATGATGGGCTTGAGCAGCCACCTCATAGCCCGAGAGCCTCCCGGTATACGGCTTCGATGGCCTCTTCCTCGGCGATGTCTTCCGCCCGCTTTTTGCGAAGGGCCACGATCTTGCTGATCGTCTTCGGGCAGTATCCCAGCGCCTTAGCTTCGGCGTATATTTCTTTCCGCGCCTCGGTCTCGTCGGCGATCCGCTCATTCTGGGCTTCGATGCGCTCCACGATCTGGCGAAGCTGGTCTGCTGCGGTGGTGTCTATGTGATCCATGTCAGTTCCTCGGTGGTGCGGTTTCAGGAAGTGCCGCGATGGCGGCTCGTCCGGCGGCGGTCAGTCGCCAGTGGATGCCGTTCGTTTCGATGGAGAATGGCGTTTCGGTCTCTGGTTCCTTAACTCGCTCGACCCATCCGCATTCCTCCAGGCTGACCATCGTCGGTCCCTTCAAGTCAAACTGCGCGGACAGGAACGGCGCATCGCCGACGCCTTCCAGCTTCTTGAGCGAACGCCATCGCACCAGTGTCAGTTTAGGTTTCATGATTACACCTTTCTGTTCGATATTGTTTTTTGGTAAAACTTGTTCGCGTCACTGCATACATCGTGCATGACATCAGACAAAATTACAGAGCCGTCGTTATCGACCATCGAGAAATAAGCGCCTTCTCCAGTTGCTTCGTTTTCGACTGCGATACCAGCAATATAGAAATTGCTGGAGATATATTTTTTATCGTGATTTATGTTGTGGATTATCTGATGGAGCAAATCCATCGCGTCCACCTCCCATTCGTATTTCATGCTTCCTCCTTCTCGCTCCACTCGACACCATGTCGGGAGCCATATTCGTAAATGGATTCAATCAGCGCGCTCATCTGCGGCTTCGTCAGCTTCGATGACCTGAAGCCAAGCGGGAAAGGTCCGGTGCCGTCCAGGCCGTCGGCAAACTGAACCTGATGGCCGAGGGCGTGCAGAAACGCGCACTTCCAGGTCTCCGGAGTCCACTTCCTGCCCTCTGGCTGGGCCAGCGCTACATCGGTCAGCATAGCCCACATCTTGGCATTCTGATCGAGCGTTCGGTCTCCCCCTGAGATGGTCAGGGTGGAATAATCCGGCGCTGCGTCGATAAGTTGGTGGGCGTATAGGCGCTGGCGTTGGCCGGTGAGGCGGACCTTGTATGGCATCAGCCGCCGCCCCGCATCGTCCAGTGATCGATCATCACGCGCCGCACACGCTCGACGCTCACATCCAGTTCCTGCGCTGTCCGCTCGACGACGTAGCGGGGACTGGCGCTGGCGATCCCGCCGCACTGTTCTTCGATGCGGTCATACGCTTTGACGATGTCTTCGTCGGTCATGCTGCTCCCTCCTGATTGACTGAGAACCTACGCCGGAGCGCGGTCAGCTTGTCCGACAGTTCGCAGAGAAACTTGGTCACCTCGGATTCAATATCGGCGCAAAGAAACTCATCGCGCTCGATCCGCTTTACCCAAAATGCCATGTCGCCAGGTAAACGTGGGTCGAAGCTGACAAAATCGCACCAGTCCCGATCCGTGCAGATCATCTGAACGTGCATCTGGATCAGATACTTGCTCGGGACCTTCTCTGACATCAGCGTGTCGATGTGGGTGGCGGTGTTCGGGCACTTGATCTCGATCAGGCCACGATCCCCGACCAGGCCATCGGGAGATGCACCGAAGCCTTCGATTGAGGGATGAAGAACGAAGCCGGTCTCTTCGACAGTCTCGCCTGTCATTAGTTCATAGGCCATGCGGGCTTGAGGCTCGGTCTCGGTCCCCCATTGCATCGCCGCGCTGCTGAAACCCTCTGATGCCTGGCCGGTGAGGCGCTCGGTGATGAGTTGGGCCATGTAGTTCGCCCGGCTCGCGCTGTATCCGCTCTTGGTCTTTGCCATCACATCGGCAGTCCGGGATGCGGTGACGCACCCCAGCCGAGCCGAGAACCATTCCTCAGTTCTCTGTTCCATTCGCAGCCTCCAGTTTTTTCTTCATCATGGCGATGGCGCTCTGGGCTTGTGCGCCGCTCAGAAGGTCCAGCGCCTTAACTTTCCAATATGCGCAGAACTTGGTTTCGTCGGTATTTGTCTGTTTGATCAGATCGTTGATTGTGTTCAACTCGAACTCGGTCATAGGCGCTGGCGCTCGCTCCTGCTTCGGAGGTGCCTTTGCCGCTGCGTTCCCGTCGTCATCTTCCGGGGCGATTCCAGCCATCGCCATCAACCCGTATCTCCGAGCATAGGTCACTGCCGAGCCATAACCCTGCATGTCGTTCTTCGAGACGATCAGAGGAACTCGGCAGTTAAGGCTTTCGCCGCTCTCGCCGTGAATCAGGATCGTCTCGACATAGCGTCCGTGTTCGTCTTCGCCGGTGGGCTGGATCAACGCGATGCCTGCCTCGTTCAAAGCGGGAAGGCAGGCGTCCATGACGTTTCCGAGATCAGCATACTTGCTGCGAAAGTGCGGGTTGTTGGCCTGCTTCAGCGCCTTGCCCATGTTGGCCTGCGCTCGTGCCAAAGCTGTTGCGATGCCCTTCATTTCAAAATCCCTCCGTCAGCATCGTGCGGATATGTTGTTTTTGGGCTGCCCATGCGGCGGCCTCTGCGGTGTCTGCGTCCCATGCGGCGGCCCATGCGGCTTCCCGTGCGACCCATGCGGCGGATGTGGCGTCCCGTGTGGCGGCGGCCTCTGCGGCGTATTCTGCGGACCCTGCGGTGTCTGCGGCGTCTGCGGATTCCCGTGCAGCGTCCCATGCGGCGGCCCATGCGGCGGCCCGCTCGTCAGGCGTTGCGGCGTCGTTCCGCAGCATGGCGATCCGATCACGGACGCGGCTGTCGCCGGGGTACCTTGCCTCATACAGATGCAGGACCTGCTCGGCGCACCACGCCTGGAAATGACGCGACAAGCGGTCGTGTTCCGGCTGCATGGCCTTCGACAAAACCCAAAGTGCGTCGTCCAGCCCGTTGCTGTCGAGGACAGTCAAGAGCGGCAGCGGCTCGTCGTCAGCCTTGGTCTTGCCGAGGTGCGCCAGCAGCTTTTCCCAGCCATCGCGGCAGGGCAAAGCCGCGCGAATGTCGTTGAGGGTGGTGGTGTAATCGGTCATCAGAAGCCCACCCCGTAACCGAGGATCAGCATCGCATAGCCGGTGCCGAATATGCAGACGACCCCGAGAAAGTCGCAGATGATGTCTTTCATGATTCTTCCCTTTTCTTGATCTCGTAGCCGAGCGCGTAGGCGAGGTTGTTCATGGCTTCGTGCGCATTCTGAAGATGGAAATCGCGGCGAACGTCTTCGTCGGTCCAGTAGACCAGCAGCATGTTCTGGGCGACTTGCTCCGCGTATAGCCGTGCGAGGACGGTCTTGTTCATTCTTCCTCTCCATAGTTATCCGCGACCTCGCCCGATCCGTCGCACAGCTCGCAAGTGTCGTTCACGGTGTCGATGAAGCCGCCGCTGATATAATCGACCACCGGCACATCGTAGTCGCAGCGCCCGACACCCCCGCATTCGGGGCAGACGCGCATCTGTTCTTCGTGTGTCATGGTTTCCTCCGTGGGTGGTGGGGGCCGAAGCCCCCGGTTGCTTAGGCTGGCGTGAACGTGAAGCTGACAGCCTCAAACTCACGCGCGTCAATTTGATCCCGCGTGGCGTGCCATGCGTCGTCGTAGATCGGGCAGTTGCCGAGCAGGTCGGTGCGGTTTTGACGCGCGTGGGCTTCAGCTTGATCTATGCGGCGAGCCATAGCGCGGTCGGTGGCGGTGACTTTGGCGAGATGTTTGATGGTGGTCATCTGTCTTCCTCCGGTGTGGGCTGCTGCCCGTTTCTTCTGACACTTTTGTATCAACCCACCGCCACCCTTGCAATAGAAAACTTGCGCTTGAGCCAAGATTCGTCCCGCGCTAGGGTGCGGGCATGGAACATGAAGCACACATCGCGCTCGCGGATCACATCCGCGCCAGGCGCATCAAGAAGCAGGACTTCGCCCGGCTGGTCGGGGTCCGCAGCGAGCAACTGAGCCGGTGGCTCGCAGGCAACGTGAAGCCAGAGCGATCCGCTCGGATACTCATCTCGATTGTCACTGACGGCGCAGTAAAAGCGGAGGACTGGTGATGCCGATCTCGCGCAGATATGACCCTGACCTGATGCGGCAGATGCTGGCCGACGGAAAGTCAGTCGCGGACATCGCCAGTCACTACGGGCGGTCGAAGAAAATGATCTACGACGCTCTGCGGCACTACGGGCTTCGGCCTCAGGATCAACCCGGATACCAGCGCAACCCAAGCCGCGAAAAGGCACTCAAGCTGGCGCGCGCCGGGTTCGCTGCCCGCCCAATATCAATCATGCTCGACTGCCCCGAAAATACGGTGCGCTGGTGGATCGCCGCCTCGGACGTGACCAGGAAGCCGGACATCCATATGCCGACGGTCAAGAACAACCCGGATCTGGTCCGGCATCGTTTTGCGGAGGCGATGCGGTGAAGCTGCGCGTTCTGGACTTGTTCAGCGGCATAGGCGGTTTCAGCCTTGGCCTTGAACGGACGGGCGGATTTGAGACCATCGCCTTCTGTGAATACGAAGCGTTTCCCCGCGCTGTCTTGAGGAAGCACTGGCCTGACGTGCCGTGCTTCCCAGACGTCAGAACCTTGAAAGGATCGGACATTGAAGGGCCAGTTGACGTTATTTGCGGCGGATACCCATGCCAGCCATTCTCCACTGCCGGGCAGCGCAGAGGCAAAGAAGATGACCGCCACCTCTGGCCTGAATTTAGTCGGCTCGTGGCTGAACTCAGGCCCACTTGGGTCATTGGAGAAAACGTTGCTGGGCACATCAGCATGGGCCTCGACGACGTGCTTTCTGACTTGGAAGGACAAGGCTACGCCTGCCGGTCGTTTGTTATTCCAGCTTGCGCTGTCGGTGCCCAGCATAGACGCGACAGATGCTGGACTGTGGCCTACTCCGCGCAGTTGCAGCGCGATGGCAGCGGAGAACATTGGGAACAGGGTCAACGACAAGTTCCCCAATCTGGAAAGCGAAGTGGCGCGGAGTTTGTGGCCCACGCCCACAAGCCGGGACCACAAGGACACGGGCGACTGCGCCAACGTTCCGATCAATGGTCTTTTGGGACGCAGCGTTGGTCCGAGCCGGGCAAATGGCTCCCTGAACCCGACGTGGGTCGAGTGGCTCATGGGGTTCCCAGAAGGGTGGACCGACTTAAAGCCCTCGGAAATGCCGTAGTACCTCAGGTCGTCCAGATGATCGGTCATGCCATTCTTGAGGCGGAGGCGATGCGGTGAAGGTCCCTCCCCGCTACGCTCGTCGCGCATCTCGGAACAAATACGGCGCGAAGAAAACGCAGGTCGGTGACATCACCTTCGCGAGCAAGAAGGAAGCCTTGCGCTGGATAGAACTCCAGATGCTGGAAAAGGCTGGCGAGATCAGCGATTTACAGCGACAAGTTAAGATCGAACTGATGGGTCAATATCGCCCGCTCTACACGCGGACGGGGCGCAAGATGAAGCTGACGGCAGACTTTTCGTATGTTGAGGACGGCGTCCGAGTGCTAGAAGAGACCAAAGGGTTTAGGACACGCGACTACGAGGTCCGGGTGGCGGTGGCTCGCGCAATGGGACTGGAGATCAGAGAGACATGAGGGACACGCTCTTGGCCTATCTGCGGATCATCCCCGCTGCCAGTGCCGAGATGATGGCAGGCGACCTAGGGCTGTCGCCACGCGAGGTGCAGGATGCGCTGCACGAGATGGATGACGCTGGCGACGTGATTCTGCGGAATGGCTGGTATCGGATCAGCGCGGCAGCCAAGCGGCGGCTCGGCGACATGCCTTGAAAAAACGGGCGGGGAGCGTGTGTCGCGCTCAACCCGCCCAGTATGTCAAGCGAGGGAGGAAGAGACCGCTTGACGTTCACAGAGGCATGAACGCCACGACCGTATCTTGGACAGCTTGTCCGAGCAAGAAAAAACCCTCCGGCGCAGGATGGGGGGGACGCCGGAGGGTTAAGTTGGGATGCCGGTCATGGCAAGGTGCGATTGTCGAAGTCGCAGGGTGAAGGTAGCGCACAGCGCAAGTCCCCGCAAGCCCTGCCCTAATCAGAGGGAGAGATATGCCAGAACAATCCAATTGGAAAACCATTGGCGAAGTGCTGAAGCGCATCCTTCGTGATGCCCAGGAGCGCCAGAAATGATCGGCGGATGGATCGCAGTCCGCCGCAACATCCACGAGCATCCTATCTTTGCTGGACAGCCTGAACGTCTCTACGTTTGGTTGTGGATGCTTTCCACGGCTGCTTGGAAAGACACCCGGATGGATGCCAATGGCAGGACCATCACCGTGCGCCGGGGCCAGCTTCTCACCTCCTACAGGCAGATGAGCAAAGCGACAGGCGTGTCAGTCAAGGCAATCAGGACGCTCATAGACAAGCTCAAGGATGAGAACGCAATAGGCACAGACACCAGCACAGGCCGGATGCTGATAAGCATTTGTAATTATGAGAAATATCAGACACCGCCAGATGTCGCTGGCACAGCTAATGGCACAGCAAGGGCACAGCAGGGGCACACAAAAGAACAAGATAACCATTCCGACTACGTCGGACAGCCGAAATCGGCTGCGTTTGACCCTGCGAAAATAGCCTTCGATGCAGGGGTGAGCGTGCTCGCTGATGCGGGCATTCCGAGCGGCAAGGCGCGGTCTATCGTCGGCGGCTGGCGCAAGCATCACCCGGACGAGGCGATCATCGCTGCCATCGGTGCGGCGAAGCGTGAAGGCGCGGTTGATCCGGTCGCCTACATCACCGCGTCCCTTCAGGCTCGGAACACTCGGCAGCAATCCACCAGAAGGATCGAGGACGCATGGCTGTCGTGACCTTTGATGTTGACGCCTTCGAAGAGCGAGCGGCGATCATGGAGTTCGGCGGCGGGTTGTCTCGGTTCGAAGCCGAGACTGCTGCGGCGCAGGCTCAGGGCGTGAAAAGATGGGAGGCGCTGGATGCGGTCCAAAAGTCAAATACTGGCCGAGGCGGGAATCTCGGTGCGGCGATGGAACGGCAACGAGGCGAGGACGACATGCCCGGAGTGCAGCCCACATCGCAGGAAAAAGGCTGACCCATGTTTGAGCGTGACAAGACAGACGGACGGCGTGCTCTGGCATTGCTTTCACTGCGGACATTCTGGAAAGGGCTGGTTTGATGGACCCGATGAAGTGGCTTCAAGACCAGCGCAAGCTGGACGGCGCGCTCTTGGCTCATATGGGCGTGAAGGTGGTCAGCCATCCAGCTCTCGGACAGGCTCTGGCGTTTCCCTACCTCAAGGGCGGCAAGGCCGAGGCGGCAAAGTTCCGCACGGTCGAAAAGCAATGGCGTAGCACGCAAGGCGTCCAGCGCGGCCTCTACAACGCCGATGCGCTGGGCGTGGACACGAACCTGCCGATCGTCATCACTGAAGGCGAGATTGATGCCCTCAGCGTGATGCAGGCCGGTTTCGTCCGTGCGGTGTCGCTGCCGGACGGATGGACTGCCGAGGGCAACAAGACCGACGCCCTGCTGGCCGAGGAAGATCGGCTTCGGAAGTCGCCATGCGTGATCGTGGCTGGAGACAACGACGAGGCCGGGGAAAGCCTTCCTCGCACCGTCGCCAACATTCTCAAGGGCCACGACGTTCGCTCTGTGACATGGCCGAAGGGCTGCAAGGACGCGAACGACGTTCTGTGCCTGCTGGGCGAAGGCGCGCTGTCGGACTGCCTCAACCGGGCGCAGCGGATCGACCCGCCGGGCGGAATCATCACGGGCTTCTCCGATCTGCCTCCGCTGTCGGCGCGGCGTGTCCTGCGTGGTGGAACCGATCTGCTCGACGCTCGGGCGGCGATGGAGCTGGGCGCAATGTCTGTCATCACCGGCACGCCAGGCGCAGGCAAATCGACGTTCACGACGTTTTTGGCCCATCACATTACGGTCACTGAGGGCGTGCGCTGCGGCCTGCTGTCGTTTGAAACGCATCCCCACCGGACGCGGGATCACCTTGCCCGTCTTTGCACCGGGCGAGGGTGGGCCGACCTGTCGCCGGATCGTCAGGAGGCTCTGGCGATCGAATTGGATCAGCGGTTCAGGCTGGTGCATCGGACATACGATGACACGACGCATAATCTCGGCTGGCTGGAACGGATGATCTACACGCTTGCGGTTCGGGACCAGTGCAAGCTGATCGTGGTGGACCCGTGGAACGAGCTTGAGCACCTGCCAGAGCCGGGCGAGAGCCTGACGAACTACATCAACTTCGCCTTGCAGCAGATCAGGCAATGGGCCGAGAAGCTGGAGGTTCACATCTGCCTCGTGGCCCACCCGAAAAAGATGGACACCGGGCGTGAGCCGAGGGCACCGCTGGGATACGACATCGCGGACAGCGCGGCATTCTTCAACAAGCCTTCTCTAGGGCTGACGGTCCACAGCGCGACCACGGACAGCGGCATCCGCTACGTCGAGCTTGTGACTTGGAAGGTGCGGGACACTCAGCTTTACGGCATGAACAAGGGGCGGTCGTCGGCTCATTTCGACGAAGAAACAATGCGCTACACTGAAATACAGCTTCACGAAGGCGACTGACAGACGCAAATATAATTGCGGCAGGCGCAATATATGTGGACCGGCACAAGCCGGTGAGATAGGGTCAACGGACAAGAAGGAGGATGCAATGATCAGCATGACAGTCGCGGGAAATGTGGGCCGAGATGCCCAGCTTCGCCGCACGCAAGGAGGCGATCCGGTTCTCGGATTCTCGGTCGCCGTGGACATGGGCAGGGACAAGAACGGCAACAAGCGAGATGCCGTCTGGGTCAACTGCTCGATCTGGGGCAAGCGGGCTGAGAGCCTGGCGACCTACATCACGAAGGGGACGAAACTCGTCCTGACTGGCCGCCCCGGCGTGAACGTCTACGAGGGCAAAGGCTCGCTGACGCTGTCGGTGAACGACCTCACGTTTATGGGCGGATCGCAGCAGCGCAGCGACGACGACCGTGGCGGATACGACGAGCCGCCGCCGCGTGACAATCTCGACGACGACATTCCGTTCTGAGGCTCGCACATGGCAATCGACATCAGCAAGCTGAGCAGTGGCATGTTCCTGACCACGCTCGACAAGGTCGAGCCGGGTTCTGAGGTGGTCTACCACGTCGGCAAATACGCGGCAGGCCCGCACAAGAAGGACGCTTTGGTGGCTCACAGGTTGGGCCACTGCCTGCTCTACCAGCGCAGGCTCGACGTTGGCATCTTCGCGTACATCGCTCGCAAGCCGCAGTCGGCGAGGTCAAGCAAGTGACGCCGTGGCGTCCCGGTGATCCGGTCGGGCGAGGTATCGTCTACCTCCCCGATCAGAAGACGCGGGACGCCTACTGGCGAGCCGTCAACGAGGCGCTGATCGACAGCGCGGCGCGGCACGTCATCAGCCTTCCGAGCATCGATGCGCGCAGGGAATACATCGAGCGGCACCGGCACGGCGAGGCGCTCAAGGCGCGGGTCTCGGAGCTGTGGCGGGGCAGGAACAGAGAACGAGGCCAATGATGGCCCGTCCCCCGGCGGCGTCGGACCCCGTCGCTGGGGGTAACTATTCAGGAGGATGAGATGACAAAGATTTACATGCGCGGCGGCGTCTACTTCGGCACGGCAGAAGATATGATCGACCGCATCGAGGAACTGGAGGCCAAGCTGGCGGAGATGCAGCGCAGCAGAGACAGATACCGAGAGGCATGGGAAGAAGAAAAAGCAAGGTTCACGAAAGCAATGATGGAGGATCGGGGATGAGTGGCTATTGTTACGGCGAGCCAGAGCCAACAGAAAACTGTCCGTATTGCGGGCAAGAGTGCTGGGCGATTTTTGTGGACATTGGCGTTGGCATGCAGCAAGTCGCCCCGTTCGCCTGCGAGGGATGTCACGCCGTTCAGATTGGACCTTACGACGAAGAGCGCCCGCTGACGGAACAAGAAAGAAAGACGGGTTGGTATGAGCCGCAAGCAGGGGAGGATCGGGGATGAGTGACGATCTGGTGAAGCGGTTTAGGGCGCTGCAAGTGGCGCTTGATCATGGGTGCAGCGACGGAGGATGTGTCATTGAGGTGACGAAGGGGCAGTACACAAACGGTGGCTGCAAATGCCTTTACCAACCAAGCCACGCCACTATGAGCCGTGTCGGGCACATGCTTCGATGCGCGCAGGATATGGCCGACCGCATCGAGGAACTGGAGGCCGATCTGCAAGACGCTCATCGGGTTGGTGCAGAATGGTTTGAGCAGTCCAAGCAAAACCACAAGCGATCAACGACCGCTGAGGCCAAGCTGGCTAAGGCGGTGGCGGCCCTCTATGCGATCTCTGGTGATGTCCCCTACGCAGATGATCCCTACGACATCGCCCGCATCACCCTCGCAGAACTGAAGGGAGAGAAGTGATGAAGGAAGCCATCAAAGCCAAGGTCGAAGGCGTGGAACTCATTTTGCTTGATAGAGAGATTGCAGGGGCAAACGGCGATCTTTGGGTTCCGCGCTTTGATTGGGACGGGCCAAGCGCACCAGCATCTATTTCGGAGTGGAAGGAGCGCATCTCAGCGTGGCGGATAGCCAAGCAGATTGAGGCTGGCTTTGAGGTCTGGAACCTTTCAGACGACCGACCGAAATACTGGGAGAAACGCCCGGCTGTATTCCGCGAGGGCAAGGAGGATCAGGCTTTCTGGGACCAGCCGCGCAAGGTGCTGACCCGTAACGGCGCTTATGACCCAGACAGCCTGTATGGCATCGAACTGGGTTCATGCGCGATGGACACGCCAGAGGTGGTCGAGGCAATCGAGGCTGCACGCAAGTTGCACGAGGAGGCCGTCAAGGCAGCGAAGCGCTTCAAGGATGCCGTGAAGGCGATCCCGCGCATGACAAAGGACGACTGGCTCACGCTTCCTCCAAAGCCTGGGAGCGACCAATGATCCTCAACGGACGCAAACTCTACGACGCCCGCCCGCTCTCCCCGATGTCAGGCATGAAGCTGCGCGAGCATGGGGTAAGCTATGGACTGGCCGAGGCCGGGTATGATCTGCGGATCAAGCAGGCCATCACGCTGCACCCGTTTCGTCGCTTCGCCATCGCCAGCACCATCGAGCGGTTCAACATGCCGGAGAACTTCGTCGCTATCGTCCATGACAAAAGCACGTGGGCGCGGCGCGGGCTGTCGGTGTTCAACACCGTGATTGAACCAGGCTGGCGCGGCTGGCTGACCCTCGAACTTGTCTATCACGGCTGGAAGCCGCTCCGCATCCCGGCGGGCGCGGGCATCGCTCAGGCGATCTTCCACGAGACAGCCGAGGCTCGCAGCTACGGCAACGGCAAATACCAAGACCAGCCTGATCGTCCCGTGGAGGCCAGATGAACCGCTCCGAGATACTCGACACCGCGAAGGAATACGTCACACGCGATAGGGCGGCCACACACGGCGATGCCGAGGACAACTTCACCCAGATAGCCGAAGCATGGACATGGTGGCTCAGCGAGCGCCTCAGGGACCCGGTGACGGCATACGACGTGGCTCAGATGATGAGCTTGTTCAAGAAGGCCCGCGCGAAGGCAAACAAGGCTCACCTCGACAATGCCATCGACGACGTGGGCTATTCAGCTATCGCTGGGGAGATAGCCCAGCGGCTGAAGGTCTAGTTTGTGGATGGGCATAGTTCCGCTTTCCGCTCGGGTTGACCCTATAGGATCAAAGCGGCCTGCCCGACAGCTTTAGCTTCGTATCCATGCGCTGCGAACTTGAGGCTCCGCCAAACCCGACCCCGCATTAACGATGATGCGGCACGTCAACCCATATGCGCACTTCTGTCATGGCAGCACTGTGACCAGCATGACGGCCCGGAAAGTCCATAGCGCCCCGAAGGTCGCGCGGCAAAAGAGGCCCGAAGCATCCGGGTTGTTTGGGCCGACCCGGCGAAACCGCATCGCTTTGCTTTGAAAGCGTCAAAAGTCAGGCTGGTTCTTGAAAGCACGCCCGCTCTTGCGGTATATCTCTCGACGAGGCGCTGCGAACCGGCCAAAGTTTCGCGCCTCCTGGCGGCGTTGAGGTTGATGGCCTCCGCCGCCGCTTTCTTTTCTACAGCACCCCGCCCCGCATGGCAAGAACGCCGCGATTCCATTGTTTTTTTTGCGTGAAGCGCATACCATTTGATGGATGGACAAGTGGCGCACCCCAGAGGCCGAAGCCTACCGCAGGCTCTACCAGACCAAGCGCTGGAAGCACCTGCGCGAGGTCACACTGCTGCGCGATCTGTTCACCTGCCAGCGATGCGGATGCCACCTCAAGCGAGGACGCACCCACCCGCAGTCCGCCGTCGTCCACCACATCATAGCCCACAAGGGCGACCTCGATTTGTTCTATGATCTGGATAATCTCGTCGCCACTTGCGCCGCCTGTCACAACGGCCCGATCCAGTCAGAGGAAGCCCGAGGCTACAGCACCGAGATCGGGCAGGACGGATGGCCCGTCGATGCCAACCACCCAGGGATCGGATGATGGACCAGATGTTCAAGAACAAGCTCGACTGGGGAATCCAGGTCGCGCGCGGAAACATCCTCAACGCAGAGGTGACCCACCGCTTCGGCATGGCAACGGTCGGCACCACCTTCGTCCCCATCGCCGACGGGCTTGCCTACAGGACGCCACAGGCTGGATCAGCAACTGCCCTGCGTATCAAGGCGGGCGGCAATGCCAACGACACCGCAGCAGGCACCGGCGCTCGCTCTGTGCGCCTCACCGGCCTGAACGCAACCGGCGACGTGGTGAGCGAGACCATCGCCACCGCAGGCGCATCCGCAGCAACCACGGCAACCTTCATCCGCCTGTTCGACGCAGAGGTTGTCGAGAGCGGAACCTACGGCACACAGGCCGCAGGGTCTCACGCCGCAGACATTGTAATCGAGAACGCAGCAGGCGGAACAGACTGGGCCACCATCCCGGTCAACGGCTTCCCCACATCCAACACCAGCATCGCAAGCTACACCATCCCGCGCGGACACACCGGCTTCATCGAGGGTATCAGCATCGCCATCGAGGGCGCGAAGATCGTGGACATCCTCATGCTGTCTCGCAGCGGAGTTCTCGACACCGCCGCACCATACCAGCCAGTGCAGCGAGTGCATGAGTGGATCGGGATCGGGAACACATACACCGACCAATTCACCATGCCGCTCTCGTTCCCAGAGCTGACTGACGTTGGCGTCCTGGGCAAAGTCAGCAACGGCACGGCGGCGGTCATGGTGCAGATGGACATCCTGCTGCTGCGCAACGAATGAGGGGCAAGCACCCTAATTTGCTATCGGAATAGTCTGGTGTTAATGTCGGAACATAAGGGCGTCGCAACCGCCCTCATGCTCCTAATCACAGCGACACAGAACTGTCGGCATGACTGAACAAACCCATACCTGCCAAGGCTGCGGTGGTCAATTTTCTGGGCGAAAGAAGAAGTATTGCACCAAGCAATGCGGCCTTAACTTCCGAAGCGCACAGCATCGCAGGGCGCAAGGCATCCCCACCAGACAGGAACTGATCCATAGCGCCGCCTGCCATCAGACCCATGAGTGCTTCTGGTGCGGCTCTACCTTTCAGCCGAAGCGGAAAGGCCGCGACAAGTATTGCAGCCGCGAGTGCTGCTTCGCCTTCAAGGCTGCTCGATCCGCTCTGGTGGACCAGATGAGCGCGTCGCACAAAGTAATCCGCAACAGATGCTATGGATGTGGTGAGCGGTTCGATGCTGCGCAGCCTGCGCGCTGGTGTTCTCTGCGGTGCAGAGATTCGTTTGGCTATAAGCCGAAGACTGTTACCTGCAAAGAGTGCGGCGCGCATTGGCAGACACAATATGGAGACAAGAGATATTTATTCTGCTCAGAAGCATGCTCAGTAAAAAACGCTCGTCGCATTCGCCGCAAGATGGATCGTGCGAGGTTGAGGCGCGCTCAGGTGGAAAGAGTTGATCCGATCAAGGTCTTTGATCGGGACGCATGGCGCTGCCAGATATGCGGGCGCAAGACACCGAGGGAGAGACGTGGTAGCATCAACAGCAATGCGCCGGAGCTAGATCACATCGTGCCACTGTCAGTCGGTGGCGAGCACTCATACCGGAACACGCAGTGCGCCTGCCGAAGCTGCAACGCGAGCAAAGGGAGTCAGGTCTATGGGCAGATACCCATGTTTGCAACCTAGGGTGGAGGGGGTGCTAGAGGAAGAAATTGCGTCTGCCCGGAACCGGCGCGCGAATCTCATCTCCATCATTCCT